AAACTGCGGCAGAAGAGACACCGGGAGAAGCGGCCGCGCCTGTTGAAGTCTGGTCGCATTTCCGACAGCTCCCCCAGTTCAATGGCCAGGACGATAACGCCATTGCAGGGCGGCTCTACCAAGCCCTCCAAAGGGAAGAGTCGGTTGCTCGACAGCTCCAGCAGTATCAGTCTGTCATCCCTGTTGCCAGCGAATACCTTGCCAATCGTCCTTCGTATGAGCAGTGGAAACAGTCCCAGCAGCAGCCCCAGCAGCAGCCGCAAGCCCAAGCGAAGCCGCCGGAAGAGCCGTCCCCGTGGACGCCGCCCAAGCTGAAGGACAGCTACCGACAGTATCTCGTCAAGGACGAGAATGGTCGTGACAGTATTGCTCCCGAGGCACCACTTGATGCCAAGGCTGCACTGCAAGAACACATGGCATTTCGGGCCAACTTCGCTACCCGATTGCTCGACAACCCAGAAGAGACGTTGCAGCCCATCATCTCGAAGATGGCACGGCAACAGGCACAGGAATTGTTCTCGTCAGAGATCGGTCGGATGCAGGAACAGGGGTTTGTAGACCAGACCCTCGAAGACAATAAAGATTGGCTTTATGCAAATGGAACAAATGGGGATGCGTCTGCGGAAGGACTCGCGGTACAGAAATATATTGAGGACATGAAGGGTTACGGCATCCAAGGAGCTGAACCCCGTTGGGAAATGGCGAAGAAGTTATTGGAGCGGGATGTGCTTGAAGCCCATGCCCGAAACTTGGAGGAAAACCTCCGACGACTCCAAGGACAGATCGCAACGACCCAGCAGGTGCAGCAACAACCGACAGCCGACGCCAAGAACATGGACTACCTGCGACAGCAGGCGATGCGGTCGGTGAATCGTACAAGTGTTAGCACTACCGATAGCCGAGTACCGCAGAAACCAATGACATTTGCTGACCGCTTCCGAAAAGATTTGTCCGACGCCGGAATGACCTGACCACCCCAAAGGTTTAATTACAATGGCCTCACCTACAGACTGGGCGCGCGTTATTGCAACAACGATTGTCAACCATCTTCGTGAAGAAGAGGTGGCGACGTTCCGCAAGTTCAAGGTGTTCGCCTTGCTGGAGTCCAGCGGCAACATTGTAATGAATCAGAGTGGAAGGGGATTCGACTGGAACGTCCGCTGGAAAAATGCAAGTGTGACAGGTAACACTGGTGATACACCGCGTACCTTCAGCCGCATCAATATGTTCAAGCGGCCCCAGCTTCCTTGGAAAGGCTTTGTTGCCACCGACGCCATCATGCGGCGCGAAATGCTGGAGAACCGGGGTCAGCAGGCACTTGTTGACGTTGCTGGCAAGATGGCCGAGCGTCTGCAAGAGTCGCTTGAGCAGCACCTCGCCTACCAGCCGTACAAAGATGGTTCTCTGAATGATAACGACTTCCACGGGCTGGAATCGTTCCTCGGGTTCGATGGTACTATCAACGAAGACGATGCAACGTCGCCGTTCGCCAAGCGCAACTCGGGCAACACCAGCGACCGCTATGGCTACCCGTCGGATACGTTCGCTGATCTGAACACTCAGCTCGGCGTGTACGGTGGTGGCCGAGTCGCTGGCCCTGCTACTCCCCTCTCCACCACTCCGAAATGGCCGAACCATGCGGTTGATCCAGAGGCGGATTTTTGGTCGCCGGTAATTGTAAACTATAATGCGTCGGGCCTTAACAAGGCTGCCGCCGCTAGCCGAAGCTGGGCGAAGAATTGCACCTTTGCGATGCGCGAAGGAATTCATCAGACCAAGAGAAATGATTCTGTGCAGGGGCAGATCGACATGATCGCTCTGGACAGGTCGCTGTATATCCAGTTCCTCAACACTTACCGCGACAATGAGCGGCTGGTGGTGTCGAAGGAGAACGGCCTCAAGGCTCTGGGCTTCAATGACACCGTCACCCTCGACGGCGTGGAAGTAACAAGTGAGTATGCTGTTCCCGCAGGCCGAGGCTACGGCTTCAGCATCGGCAACATGCAGCTCCGATGCCTCGAATCGCAGCTCATGGTGGCCGAGGGCCCCTTCTTCGACGAAGAGACTCAAGCGTACCGATATGCTTGCTCGACACTCGGCAACTTCTATTTTAAGAGTCCGAGAAATTTCTTTGCCCTCGCCCCTGTTACGGCTGAAGCCTGACCCACTTGTAGGAGCATCTCACAATGTCCAGTTTGTTCTCTGATCCTCCGTTCACTCGCGGCTCGACGCTGCTTGGTGGCGAAGTTATTGAAACTGACGGCAATGGCCCTATTGCGGGTCGTGCAATCGCCGGTCAGGTCAAGATTTTCCAAGACATCAACCCCTCGACGAAGTCACTCAACAGTGATCGATTGGTGTATTGCGTTGCGGCCCGCTACATGGGCAGCAATGTGGCAGACGTAACGACCATCGCCGGTAACTTGTACGTGTTCGACGCCACAGTGTCGGGCACCACGCAGGTAGGTGCCTTGGAGAATTTCTCCGCACTTGGAACGTCGTCCAATATCACCAATACGGCGGTCGCATTTGGCGTACTGGACGAGTACCTGACCGGGGCCATTAGGACGAACGACATCGTCTGGCTTGTCGTCAAGGGCCCGTGCAGCGTCCGACAGTCAGCAGCGATTGTCGGTGCGAACGCGGCAGTGGCACCCGCTACGATTGGTAATGTTGCGGCATGGTCAACGGGCCTCGCCATCGGCCAGAACATTGGTTTGGCCACCACGGCAGCACTTCAGTTGCTCCGAGTCAACATTGCCAGCAATGCAGTGGCGTGAGTGTGATGGCACGACCATCCCGCTAACTAAATACGATAACAGCCTGCGGAGAGATACCGCAGGCTGTTATCATTTACTGACATGAGTGATCGCACATGCACCAACTGCGGGGATACCCGCCCGCTGACCAAGGAATTCTTCCGGTGGCGGGAGCGGGACGGCAAGGGTTTCTTTACCCCTGAGTGCCGCGTCTGTATTGCGGCCCAGAAGAAAGAAACCGTCCAGCGGATCAAGCAGCGGCGGCGCGATAGCCTCAAGAAGATTGAGGCGGCTGGCGTTGACTTGTATGTGCAGTCGGCCCAAGCAGGCGGCTCCAACATCCCGCACTCAGCCGAGGTGATTGAACGGGTCTTTCAGTATTTCGGCGGGGTGGGCGGGTTCTCGGCCATGCTGGTCAAGCAGTATTACGACAGCCCGCCCGGTAGCCCTGCCCGTAACAAGCTCCTAGAGACGCTGTGCCGCCTAGTCAGCAAGAACGTCGAACAGGGCGGGGCCAAGAAGCCCTTAACCCTATGGTCAGAGGAAGAGCTTGAGCTGGAGCTAACTGACCGTTTTCAGCAAGCAGTCGCCGCATTCAAGGGAACCACCATCAATGTCCAAGGCACCGAAACGGCACCCCAAGCTATCGCCGCCGACTATCCCCACTCTGCCGACGATGACCAAGTTCGAGCGGGACTCCATCCGCGAACTGCAAAGCGAACTCCGCGAAAGAAAACTCGAAGCACTGAAGCTCTACCATCCCAACCAGAATCAAGCGGAGATTCATGAGTGCAGGGCTAGCGAAGTCCTCGTCATTGGGGGCAATCGGTCAGGGAAATCCCTGTGTACGTTCGTTGAGGATGCACGCGCGGCGACCGGACAAGACCCCTTTAAGAAATACCCAGAAAAAGATGGGATTCTGGTGATCGTAGGGAAGGATTGGAAGCACATAGGCATGGTGGTGTACCCCATGCTGTTTAAATGGGGGGCTTTCAAGATCGTCAAGGATAAAGTCACTGGGGATTGGCGGTCCTTCGACCCAACCCGCGACGCCCGGGAGGACGCCCGCCCTTCGCCGCCGCTGATCCCCCCAAGGCTCATCAAGTCAGTTAGCTGGGTACACAAATCCGCTAACTATATCCAGATGGCCACTATGACAAATGGGTGGGTCATTCACTTCTTCTCTAGTGAAGGTGATCCCGTACAAGGCTTTCAAAGTGATCGTTGCCACATCGACGAGGACGTTTCAAATGAGCAGTGGGTTTCGGAGTTACAAGCCCGCATTATCGACCGCAAGGGGACGTTCGTTTGGTCGGCAATGCCCCATAGCGCGAATAATGCACTCCTAGGATTGAAGGAGCGGGCCGACGCTAGCGAACAGGCCCTCGGGGATAAGTCCCATATCCGGCAGTTCAAGCTCAGGTTTTTAGATAATCCGCACTTGGATGCCGAAGAGAAGGCCAAGAGCATCGAACGCTGGGCCTCAGTGGGCGACGACGTTCTCAGGATGCGGGCCGAGGGTGATTTCATCACCGACTCAGTGCTGTGCTACCCCAGCTTCGACATGCGGATACACGGCATGGATCGGTCGGAGCTACCCGATGGGCAAGTTCCCTACGATTGGTGCCGCTACGCCGTTATCGACCCGGGCCACGCCGTCACGGCGGTTTTGTTCGCTGCCGTACCTCCCAGCGGCAACTTCTGGCTGTTGTATGACCAGCTCTACCTGCGGCAGTCAAACGCCATGATCTTTGGGGAGCAGTTCGCCAAGAAAGCGCAGAACCAGCATTGGCATGCGTTTATCATCGATGCTCATGGCGGTAGGTTGCGCGACATCGGCTCTGGCAGGCTCCCCGTCGAGCAATACACAGAACAGCTAGTCAAACGCAACATCCGCAGCCAGACAACCGGGGCGAGCTTCCTGTCGGGGTGCGATGATATTCCCGCCCGCACG